GAAACCGCCTGAAGTGTCAGCAGGTTTTTAGCCTTGGTCGCAGCAATTTCCGCTGCCGATTTTTCGGCCTTGGTTTTGATACCAGCAAGCTTTTCGGCCGCCTTGATGCGGTTAATACGGCGAGGTTCCGCTGAAGGAACGGCCGCGGTAACTGCATGGAAGAGAGTTACAAAGCGCTCGAGATTTTCGTATTCGAAGGTGGAAAGAGTGCTGGAAGATTTGACCAGTTTAAAACCAGCCGCAACCGCCGCGGCATGAATTTCCTTGAGGAAGTTTGAATATGCACCAACGATATATGTACCGTTGTTGATGTTGACCTGAACACGGCCAGCTTTACCGGCTTTCACGTAAAACACGCGGTCATTATATTGAACGACCGGGCCGAGAGTCTTGGTTTTTGCCTCAAAGTCGGCAAAAGAAATGGCAACCTTACCCATGATATAATCCTTCAGTTAGAAGCACCAAATCGGTGCATTTCGATTTAACTATAAGATACTATCATAAAGAAACCGGGCTGTAAACCGAAAAATGCATATTCTATAAAAAAAGTGTGTTACAAGTGTAACAGGATGTTACATTTTGCGGTAACCTGTAAATATCTCGGTAACCTTTGCCCTATAGCCCTCGTTGGGCCTTACATAGACCTGTGGTTCGGGTTGGTCATCCACTGCTATGACGATAGCAAACTGTGGTACCTTAAGACCAGTCCGTTCTTCCATCATCATAGCATAGGTTGTGGCCTGAAGGAAATATCCTTCGATCCATTCTTCCTTTTTAGGCTTCCTGGAGGTCTTGAAGTCGACGATGGTGGGAAGGCCATCCCATTCGGCAATACAGTCAGTTCGGCCTGCTGCCTTGAGTGTAAAGGAATAAAGTGGAGCTTCAATAGCATAAATCTTGGTAATCTTTTCATCGATTACCGGTTGGATTTGCTTGAAGTTAAAAAGATTAACTGGCATTGCTTCTCGCTTCCAGTCATCTTCGTTGAGCAAATAGCGCTCGGCCAATAAATGAATTGCTGTGCCGCGATTGCCTGCCTGTGTCAAAACCTGAGTGGCTTTTTCTTCACCAATTTCACGGCGCCAATTTTCAATGCCGGATTTATCCAGTGCTTGACCAAGTACTGTAGTAACAGACATGGCAAGTTCACCGTTCGGCAATTCATAAAAGCGCTTATCATGCATAGTAATAGCAGTCAGTTGCTCGAATTCATAGAACTCGTGCTTGAAGTATTTACGCGGCGATGTTGAGCCTTGTTTTAGCAATAATATATTCCTTTACCATGGAAGATCTCACAATATCATCTTCCTTGAAATCCACATATGCGAACGATTTCATTCTATCAAGAATTCTCATAAAGTCAACCAAACCGTTCTTTTCATGTTCACGGGTAAAGTCAGACTGTCTAAAGTCTCCACAGAATATTATTTTACAATTTTTGCCGACTCTAGTTATAACTGAGTCAAGCTCATGTAATGTCATATTGGCAATTTCATCAACCACAATAATACTATCATTGATAGTAATACCGCGTATGAAAGAAGTACTGATGAAATCGACAATACCTTTCGATTTAAGATATTCATAAGCGTCTCCTCGCTCGAAGAGTTCATGAAAGATTGCCTGATATGGCGCTTCATAGACTTTGGATTTTTCTTTGTTGTTACCGGGAAGGAATCCCATGTCTCTTGTAGGTACAACGGACCTAACGATGACAAGCTTTTTGTATCTGCTTGATTCACTGAGGATGGATTGTAACGATAGGTATATTGAGAGGAAGCTTTTTCCAGTGCCTGCGATGCCGTGGAGTAGGAGGTTTTTTCCGTCATGATATCTCTCAAACGTGAGACGTTGATTTTCAGTTAATGGTTCTATGTGTTTTAATTGAAAATTAAGTTTTGGATTGTTCTGTTGTTCTCTGCCCTGTTGCTCTTGAATTCTGCGCTGCTTTCTAGTCAGTCTTTTTGTAGTACTCATGCAATCCACTTTTTAAAATGTGTTAATAGTGCTCCTAGATATTCCTCTACTGTTCTTCTTTTTAATATCTTTGAGCAGATCACGGAATCCCTGTTCAGGTTTTCCAAGTCCTCTGCCAGAATGAACAAGAGGTGCTCCATTAACAAGTTGCGTTATATTTGGGTTATCATTTAAATACTGCTCAAGAGCAGAGATACTCATAAAGTCCTCAAACTCTTCACCAGTACTTGTATTTAGGAATTTATAAGTTGGCATCAGCGAGGATCTCCATAATTATAATAATCCCAGTCATCTTCTTCTTCATCTTCTAATAGAGCACTTAGATCTTTAGTTTTAAGTGCTCTGTCAAAGCGCTTTTCTTTGCGCTTGTCTTTAATCTTACGACCATCAGTTTCAAATTCTTCATCATCGTAATCGCGATCCTCAAAACCGTAACGACGCTTCTTCATTTTAGTTCTTAGTCTCCTGTGGCAACAAATCGGGAAATGCTTCACGAACCATTTCTGTTGTAATACCTTTCCATGGCAATTTCTTTTCTTTAATTGAAAGAATTAAGTCAGCATCTGCTGGTGCAAGTGCTTCCAAAAATTCCACAAACATTGTTTCACGCTTAAGTGGCTTAAGATTAGGACCACCTTCAACAAAATAAATCAATTTACGAGCATCTTTAATCAGTACATTTTCCTGATCAACGAGATCATTCTTACGGAACGGCGGTACGCCTTCAGGCAAATTCCACTTAATACGTGGATCAAAAGCGCCTTGCAAAATAGTACGAAGAACATAACTATCGTTTGCCTTAAGTGCTTCTACTTTATCTTCTTTCTTTTTTAGCTTGCTGACCTTCTCTAGAAATTCAGCTACGCCTACCCTCATTCCCATTTTAAAACTCCGAGATGTGTTCCATTAGATGTTTAAGTTTGTTTGCGATAAAATAATTAAACATTTTATCACGGCTTCTGTTTGTTTGTGATTCATATGACTCTAGAATCTTTTCCGCAATTTCTTTTGGTACACGTGAGAGGTCAATCAGCTCACGGTTACGCATAAAATTACGGAAATTAGGATGATCAAGTTTACCATCCAATCCAAGTTCAATGAGTGCATCAATTTTCTTTTGTGTCAGAGGTCGCTGGCGCTCGCCCGTAACAAAACAATTATCAGGAGAAAGTACGTTAGGTACACCATCGCCTGCGTCTCCTTTCAGGACGTGTTCTTCTAAGTATCGACTTGGGTTATTATGTGTGATCCACTTCTTACGCACAGGATCATATTGTTTCACGTGTGAATATTTGTGAAGTTGGATAAAGTCTTTATCACCAGAAAGGATGAGAATATTCTCGGGAGGAAACACACCGTAGTTTGCCACAAGTGTGGCAATAATATCATCTGCCTCAGCAGACTCGATATCAATAACTCGGTAAGGAAAATAATCCTTGAGTTCCTGCCTGATCTTATTCAGACATTCAAAAATTGCCTTCCAGTCCATTTCGGACTTCTCTTGGCTCTTTTTACGATTTGCTTTATAGTAAGGGAAGTATTTTTTACGCCAGTAATTTGTGTTATCGCAAGCAATAACAAGTTCACCATAATCGGCACCGAACTTTTGGCGATAATTACGAAGTGAATTAAGGACCATATGTCGGACCATGTTCTCTTCGATTTGTGCATTGGTATGATTACCAAGTTGCACCATGAGATTTGAAAGCATAACTTGTGAGAGATCAACAATGATCATGATAAAATCAGCCTATATCGGCTGGCTCCCTTTCGTATTCTTCAAGATTAAGATCAAGGCGTTTAGTGACGGAAATTGTACCATCTGATTCTTCGATAAAGAAGGATTCTGAGATTTCTTGGATAGGATGTTTGATATCATAGTATTTACACATAAGTGATCTGATAGACTCAACTATCATAGCACTATCTTTAAGATTCTGAGTATCTTCTTCCTCCTCAGGAACCACATCAAAACCTGCTACCATCATATCATTAAAGAGCTTTGGAATTAAAGTCTGTAATGCTTCGTTGATATGGTTTATCTTTACCATGTTCATATCGGTAGCAATCTTCTCTTCAGAAGGAATTACCGATTGTTTGTTTTTCCTAGGAAACTGAATTACATTATCCATTTATAGATCTTATCCCAAGACAAGCAATATGTCAACAATATTTATTAAAGTTTAAGGTTAGATGGGTCGGTGGCCATATTTGTGCGGATCTTCTGGGCCAGAGCGTGCATTAGCATCTGGTGGACATCTTCCACCACCCCATAATTATAGGTATTTACCCGCACCATATAATCGGCCAAATCTCCACGGTATATCTTACCGCCGTCAAACCCTATAAAAGCCAAAGTTTTCCAACCTTGTTCTCGAGCCTGTTTTAGGGCTTTAACTATATTTGGAGAATTACCGCTTGATGAAATGGCTAATAGAACACCAGGAGTATCTTTTAGATATTCAACTTGTTTTGCAAATACATCTTCAAAGCTGTAGTCATTTGATATGGCAAGCATCAACGGAGCATTTGAAGCCAAACTGATAACTTTGCTAGTCAAATGTGTATCATGTTGAATACCTTTTGTATGATCACAAGCAAAGTGTTCTGATATGGCCGCAGAGCCTCCATTACCGATTACGTAAATTGGAACATTATTTCTATATGCATCAAGCAGTACTGAAAAAGCCATGAAGACTTCTGAATCATCCACACCTCTGGCAGCATCATTTATTTTTGTAATATATTCATCAAAGAAGTTAGTGTCGGTCATTGTTAAACATTTCTATTGTTGAACCATACTCAGTAAATTGGAAAGGAAATCTTTCGTAATTTATCATCTTCTTAGCAAAAGAATAATGTTGTTCTTCTGGAACATAAAATAGCATATATCCACCGCCGCCTGCTCCAAGCAACTTACCACCAAGAGCACCAGCTTTCATTCCACATTCATACATTCTATCTATTTCTAAGTTACTTACGTTTGCTGATAACTTTTTCTTTGTATTCCATGAATGATCAAGTAACTTACCAAATTCATCCAACTCTTTATTCATCAAACATTCAACTGCCAAGCGTGCATATTCTACCATCTTTATAGTATTATCTACAGTATCAGTATTATTCTTTAAATTATCAACTTGAGTCGACAAAATACTTGATGCTTGTCGATTAATGCCAGTATTATATATGAATAAGTTGTGATGAAGATTTTGTATTACATTATTACCAAGTGGCATAGGTTGAACTGTAGTAGCATTTTTGCTAAAAGATATTACATTAAATCCACCATATGCAGCGGCATATTGATCTTGCTTACCAATCGGTTCACCACAGCGTGTAATTTCAATATAAGATGCAACTTCTGCTAGATCTCTCTTATTAAAAGAGAATCCAAGATGTTTACCAAGTGCATTGAGCACGCCAACTGTAAATGTGGATGATGATCCAAGACCAGTACCTTTTGTAGGCACATCAGAGAAGCTAGCAATCTCGATGTTACTGGTAATGCCTACGTGCTTTAGCACTTCACGGATGCGGTCATGTTTTATTTCGTCGACCGACTTTGGATATTCCATTTCAGAATATACTAGCTTGATATGATTTGCAACACAGATATTTGCTGCAATGTATATATGTTTATTGATTGTAGTTGAAAGTACCAGTCCGTTATGATTCTCGTAAAACTCTGGAATATCACTTCCGCCACCGAAGAAACTTATACGAAGTGGAGTCTTAGTTACTATCATGACGTTTTATAAACAAACATTTCACCAGGAATTTTTCTTGACTCTGTTGTAGGATACTTAATAAGCAGATCTTTCATCAAGTATTCCCACTGACCACTTATCTTAGTAATATTGAATCTTGTATCTGCATATGCTTTAACAAACCCAAGATATTTTTGCATATCATCAGTATTGACTACTTGAATTGCGTGGTCAAGATATTGATAAAAAACATTAGCATGTTCTTTCATATCTTGATTGAATTGATACATTGTAGTCAATCCACCAGCGGTATCAGGTAGGGCAGCAAGATTTGGATGTACACACATCAACCCAGCAGACATTGATTCCATGAGTACACGGCACGATGTTTCAGGCCAAATGTTTGGATATGCAAGAATATGTGACTTCAATAGATGTTCACGGAGTACTTCCTGTGGAGCAAACCCATGATATGTCATCTGAGGGTGGTTACGAATTTGTTCGTAGAGTGGCTCAAACTCTTGATCTTTTTCTTCCCATCCGTAAATCTTAAATGACGAGAAAACATGAAGATGAATATTTGGATATTTCTGAGCCAATACTTCAAATGTAGGCACAAGAATATTCAGACCACGATGTGGTGTAGAAAAATAGATTAGATTGATAGTATCTTTTGGCTTCTCAGTCTTCTGAAATGGTTCAATGGGAGTTTCAATAACTGTAAGCTTCTCGTCATATGGCATTCTCAACTTAGTAATAAAGTCATTCATCTGCCAATTTGAACTGAAAACAACTTTGTGAAACTTTCGACGACTGTTTGCATTAGCCAAATGCTGAACTTCTGGATCTTCGGGCAAGTCATGTTGCCAATAAATTCGGATCTTTTCTTCATTCAGATCACGCAGTCGTGAAGGAATGACTTGAAATTCATTTGAAAGTTCTTCTGGAATAAGTTTTGCAATACTGCGTTTAGTAATTTCAGTACCACCTTGTGAGTTTACTGAAATCTCATTCTCTTCAAACCCCTGCATCAATAATCCTCTTTCTCAATTCAGTAGTACTATAGTCATGTCGACGTTTAATATAATCAATTTCTATGCCAAGTTGATTACATACAATATGCCCAGTAAAGTTATTTAGTCCTCTATAGTCCTCACCCAAAAATCTTATGTTGATTGGAGTTGTGGCTAATAGATTATTAAGATCTTTTTCCGTTTCATAAGGAATGATCTTATCAACGTGTAAAGAATTTTCTAATTGAATGAATCTCTCGAACACAGTTTGAATTGGTTTGTTTTTCGAGGAAGGTCTATCAATAGTGGGATCTGTGTGTAACCCCACTATTAGATAGTCACATTTAGTTTTACATTCTCTAAGAAGAAAATTATGACCTGCGTGAAACAGATCAAAGGCTCCACATATGAAGCCAACTTTAAATGTCATGGAGAAATATCTCTCTTAAGATAATTCAAAATGTTCTCTGGTGATGTTTCACCATACGGATCTGTTTCACAGTTATTTTCAAAGCCGGGCTCTTCAAACCAAGCTTCAATCTTACCGTTATTAACAATCATAGCATAACGCCATGAACGATCACCAAAGCCAAGATTCTCTTTTTGAACAAGCATCTGCATTTTGCTAGTAAATTCATTATTACCATCAGGTAAAACTTTGACGTGTTCAAGATTTTGTGACTTTGCCCAAGCATTCATAGTAAATGCATCATTTACTGAAAGGCAGTAAATATCATCAATACCGAGGGCAAAGAAATCTTCAAAATTAGTTTCAAAGCCAGGAAGTTGATATGTTGAACATGTAGGAGTAAATGCACCAGGTAATGAAAATACAATGATGCGTTTACCACCAAAAATCTCGTATGAGTTTAAATCATCCCAACGATAAGGATTGGGTCCCTCAATAGAATCATCACGAACGCGGATTTTAAAGTTGACAGCTGGTACAATTGATCCTACTCTCTTTGCTTTGCGTTTTTCGTGTTCTAATCTATCCCATTCATCATAATCATAAACTGGCATCATAGTAATTCCTTATGCTTGACGAGTCAAATAATTAGGACGGATTTTCTCTGGCTTAAAATACTGCTTTACTAGTTCAATTACTACGTCAGTATCATAAGGCTTACAAGAAAATACATCGAGATACATAGTATTATCTTCATTGGCAAAGTGTGCGCAGATATTTGATGTTTCGATTAACTGAAACATTGTATAACCTGCTTTGTTCTCTGTACCAAAGTTTACAATAACTGGTTCACCGTATGCAACCATATCAATATCTTTTACCAACTGCTTAGTAAAATTATAGATATTATCGTGGCTACGAATAGATTCCGGATCACAGCTAGCACAATCAAGTGTCAAATGATAACCCCAAAATGCCATTTATTTAGTCTCCTTAAGTTTGTTAATTTGTGCGAGTTTTGTTTCTTCTAGCCATCCAACAAGGTACATATTATCCTCGTTGAAGAGCTTTAAGTATTCTTCTTTACTGATCTCTCTTGTGGAAAGATCCATCTCACCGAGATGTACTTGACTCATCTCGTTGGCACCGCCAAAGAGAACCATATCGGTTGCTTGATAATTAGGTGCATCGTCAGCAAGTTCAACTACATAACGATGGCGAAACTGAGACAAAGTCTCAACCATAACTAATTTAGGCATTTTAGTAGCCGTTTACTTCCTGAACATATTCAACTGAGTCAACACGGAATGAGCGCCAACCGCCCTTCTGTACATCCCAGCACACGATTACTTCCTGATTTTCAGGCTTTGCGTGTTCTTCTGAAATATGATCCATTTGTTCTTTTGTAACAGGTGGCATATAGCGTGGATCAAGTGTACAGCGCATGATACGACGTTCACCATTTACCTTCATAAAGGTAACTTCGCAAACTGCTTGGCGCAGATCATTTAGGATTGGTTGTCTTTGAAAAGTACCCATAATAAAACTCCATTTTAAAGTGTGTTGTCTTCATTCAACAGTCGACGATTATCTTTAAACTCTTCATTGAGCTTCATCTCAAGTTGATTATAACCGCCAATATAGAATCCGTCAACCACTACGATAGGAAAAGATCTGGCAGTTGGAAACTTTTCCATAACATATTCACGACTGAAATCTACACCAAGCATTTTCTCTTCAAACTGAATATTAAAATTATTCAGAATGCTTTTGGATTTTGTACAGAAGATACAGTCTGGCTTAGACCAGACTTCTACGTGGCCAATGCTCATGATAGTTTCTCGTTCCAATATTCGATGACGTCTGCTTTTGTTTTATAGTCGTAGCCATTTTTGTACATATCAAATGCTACTAGAAATTCAAGATCACCAACAGTTTCACTCTCGAGTTCAACAATCAGTTCAAGTTCTTGTTCCCACTTATCCATAACTAACTCCTTCTATATATATCACAAGCTGAGGGATTTGTTCTTCAATAACTGTTCATACTTGTTTATTTTATCCAAGTATCCGGTGTTACGAAGTTCTTTAAAAACAAGATTTTCAAAAGAAAACTCACCGCCTTTTACAATAGCAGCGCCTCTCATATTTCTAATCTTATTTTTTATTTCTTTAATGGCAATCATATCCATTTTATCTTTGATTGCTTTGTTGATCATACGCTTATAGAAAAGGACTTTTCGCTTGAGACCTGGATCGTCTTGGAAGTTATAGTCTCCCTTATTCGGGAATTGTATCCATCGATCACGGGTGAGTGAATAAACGCCTTGGTTTGCTGGGTATCTGTCCACGTTGTCTTGAGCATAGGGCTCAAGGGAGTAGCCGAGTATGTTGATGTCGTGTGTAAGGGTCCATAAAACTTTCTTGTCCTGGAAATATTCATCGACGAATTCCTTTGATACACCTGGAGCAAATGCATAACGATCCATAACTAAATGAACATCAATATCTGATTTTGCTGTATAGTTATAGTTAGCATTACCACCAGTCATAATGATATCCATAATCATAGATCTTGGAATTTTGGCAAAGTCTGCCCAAGCATTACCAAAAAGAATCAAGGCCTCTCTAACATCAGGTTTAAGCCTAGCACCATTCCACAGTTTTGGATTTAATTCATTATGATATTCTAGACTAATTTTTGTTTCTTGTAAACCAATTTCTTCATTTAATTTACTTTTTAGAGAAGCCAATAACTTTTTATCTTTTTCATCTTTATATGGAGTAAGATCCAAGTCTCCAGGTACTAACTGTATGTGTTCTTTAGATACCTGTTTAATAAATGGATCTAAATGATTACAGTATTCAATCCAATCTAGGCCTGCTTTTTCAACGGCCTGTCTTTCAATATGATTTGCTATTTTATGAGCTTGCTGATAAGTTAAATTGAATATATCAAGTGCGGCTTTTTCAGCAACTTCATGAATACGAATAAACTTAGATATATCTTTTCCTTTATAGCGACAATTAAGATGGCGGTCAATATAAACTTTACTGCCATCTTCTGAATAACCGCCAAGATAAGGAATATCATATTTTCGTACAATAGGAATAGATGGCGCCTTAGCAACTCTAGCAACAAGGCGCGGATTTGTCATTATATTTTTAATTTCGGCATTTGGTATTGCCGATGTTTTTCTATGAGTTATATGTGGCATTGTATGCTCTGGTTATGTCGTCGATTGTATTTATTGTTGAATCACGACTGCAAAGTTCTTTATACTTTTCTACATCGGTCGACCATTCACTACCAGTCCACCATTCAAATCCAGGAAATTTAGATTTGTAGATACTTCCTTTTTCATAACCTTGGCCAATATACAGATGACTAAGTCCTTGTGTTTTGGCATACCATATTTCCATATCAACTATTGCTTTACCAAGTTCCATTTTTGGTTTATGATAATTCCAGCAAGTAAATTGACTTTCCAAACCTTCTTGATATACTATGAATTTAGTAAAAGCTACAGGAATTCCATCATCTTTTACTATAAGCCACAAAGATCTATCTGGGTCAGTAAATATATCATATTCTTCGTTGAAGTTTTTATAGTCTCTATATTCTTTATAGATCTTTTTTATTGGTTCCAGATCATATGTAGTAAACTGATATGTTACTGAATTGGAAACTTGTTTAATACTTTTATAGTTATCTACTCTTATTCTTGTGCTTCGACAAGCATACCATTCACGGTTACATATTAACCAACCGTTCTCAAGTGCTTCTATATCTGAAATATTTTTATCAAGAGAAAGTTTTACAAGCTGTAGATCATGCTTTTCCTGAGAACCATAGAAATGTTCGTAATGTATGTTTAACATTTTTTATTATAATGAACCTATGACTCCCGCAATGTAAATAATTGACACTACGGCTTGAATGACTAATAAAGACCATTTACGCCACATTACAGCTACAACGGCCCAACCGAAGTTTCCAGCAAGACTTAGATATAAGTTTGAAGGAAAATAGTTCATTGCAGTAAGAATGCATCCAACAATTAATACAGATGTAGAGATCCATTCCATCCACCATACCCAACTATATTTAGGAAATTCCATTACCAGTGCCTTATCACGCCCGCAATAATAAAAAGATTTGTAATGATATAAGAAAGGACAATAACTGTTCTGATAATAGCAATTTTATCAGCTTCGTTATTGTCCTTACCGTGTTTTTCACCTAAAGCCTTTGCCCATAATCTCCACATAAATTATGCTACAGTTCTATAGCCAATAACATGTGAAGCAGGGAAGTAAGCTACGTTTACTTCTTTGTTCTGATTGCCGCCAAGTACTTTTACGTACTTAACACCATCAATCCATTCATAACCAATAAAGAACCCAACGTGACCTGCCCATTGGCTACGGCCGCGCTTAAGTACTACAACATCACCTTCTTTTGGATCAACAGTCTTGGCACCCCAAGTCAAGAATGAACGTGCCATTAAACTGTCAGTACCTTCAATTTCTGTTCTGCGAAGAATTGCATTAGCAAATGCAGCGCACCATGGAATATTGACTGGGTCAATAGGTTCCTGACCTGTATCAGCAAAAAGCTTCTTCAGATCTTTTTTATCTTTTCTAGCATTTTTGCCTTCCCACTTTTTGGCTTCGGCAACAACACCTTTAACTGTTGGCTCACAAGTAAACCAACCACACTTCATGGCAACTTCCTTACGCTTTTGATCGCGATTAGGAACTATTTTTGCCTGAGCTACTTTTACAGCATCCTGCTTTTCCTGGCGATCTCTTTCTTCAGCCCAGTACTGAGCACTAGATTGTTCATGTGAAGAACTAAATGTTGATTCATTCTTCAAAAAAGGATTGTGCTCTGGTGCTACCTTGGCAGCCTTTGTTACTCTAGCACGCTTCTTTTTAACTGTCTTCTTTTTCTTGACTACGTGTTCAATAGTAGTCTGTTCTGTAGAAGTTGGTTTTGCTGCCGCTGGTATCGAAAAAAGTCCGATAGCAACTGAGGCAGCTAAAATTGCCTTATACATATCATTTTCTCCGTTCTAGGACTTCGATGAGAAGTTTAGCGGTGCCACTATGGAAAAATCCTAGTGCTTGTGCTCCGCCTCGAGACACATCGATCTCCTTATCTCTGACAAAGGGGCCACGGTCATTGACCACCGCCTCGATCGTATTACCGGTCTTAACATTTGTCAATCTTAGCATCGTACCGAATGGAAGGGTCCGATGCGCTACACTGTATTTATTTGGGTCGAACTTATCACCATTGGCAGTTTTCTTGCCAGATTGGTACCATGTAGCCGTGCCGTGGTACATCTTTTTGACGGCTGGACTGTCAACAGCTTTGACAGTTGTACAACCAGAAAGTACCACGGCACAACACAATGCTAGAAGTTTCATTTCTTACGATTGTTTCTTGCCTTACGCTTCTTGGATCCAATCTTACGGCGGCCTTTGCGTGGACGGTTTTTATGTGAATGCGGCATAATATACTCCTCTGGTTAAAATGGTGCGCGAGGTAGGACTCGAACCTACACTCAGACCGTTATGAGCGGCCGGCTTCACCTTTAAGCTACTCGCGCATTAAACTAGAATTTCCTTGAGACGATCTGCAGCATAGGAAGCAGAAAAAGCTTCTGGTTTTACCTTAGGTGCAAATCCACAAAGACCACGAATGTATCCAGTTGCTTGCTGGATAACACAAGAACTACCATGCATTTCATCGGGATTAATATCCAAATGAACTTCACAATGACGATCACCTACAACGTCGACCAACTGAAGATACATTTCAGCGGCTTTATAAACTTCGTTCATCAATCTAACGGCGGGACGATCGTGACGTGAGTCGTAGTCTCTTTCCGTTTCAACTTTACCGAATACTTTACAACCTCGTGAAGAGTCCATATGTACAACAATGGCAACAGTATAATCAGCAAACCACAGATCATCTTTGCCACGGTATCTTTCCGAGTCGGCGCCGATGTAGACTGATGTTGATTCTGATGTGCCACGGATAAATTCCTTGACTTCTTCTAGATCAAATTTCTTCATTGTAGTTATCTCTGATGTATTTAATATTTAAATCTACCGACACAATGATTCTTTCTTTTGTACCATCATGTCGAACACTGTGTGGATAATTACCACCATCATAAAACGCTAGTAATTTTCCTTCTTCCCAAGTTCTTGATTCATTTCCTACCGTTATTTTACATTCAGGATCACAAACGATACCAAGATGAAGTCGTAACCAATTATTGGACCATCCAAAGTGAGGATTGATTACTGTACCCGGTAATAGACGACTAATAAAACTATTAGCTAAATGTCCACCGAATTCCATTTCTTTAATACAGTCAACAAGTGTTGGACACTTTGATCTTGTATTTTCAGTTAAAGCTTTTAAATGAGCTCTAAACTCTGGGCTACCATTTAATTCAATGTACTCATCTCTGAATACAGAAACAGGCGCCGCTTTCCAATAATTTTCATAGATTGATTTATATTCCGGAATTGGATAATTCGGATAATCAACTAATGACATTGGATCTTTACAGAATTGCACAACTTCTTTTTTAATCTGTTCATAATTCTCGACGAGACTTTTACAGATTGGCATATGTGCTATTTTATCTTCAAGAAAGTATTTTGACATTTTGAACCTTTGGTACCCGCAGTCGGATTCGAACCGACACTTTGAAGATTTTAAGTCTTCTGTCTCTACCTGTTGGACTATACGGGCATTATTTTCTTAAGGTGGCCGTCTGAAACCTTTACCATGATCCAACTATTATACCATTTCTCGCTCAAAAGTACATCGTTTTCGAACTGATATTTGGCCTCAAAATAGTTGCATTCACCTTTAGTTGTGCAAAGCCTGAGAATTTCTCTTTTAAAGTTATATGGACCTAGTTTTTCAACGTCTGCTATTAGTTCTTTATTAGATCCATAATAATCTTTCCAGTCACTTTCAACTAATGTTCGTTTCTTCTTACCTTTGACTCTTTTAGTCTTAGTTCTTTTAAGAAGCTTCTTACCAATATATTGACGATTATCGGTAAGATTAGTTATATTATATACAAAGCCTAGATAATTGTCAAGGAGCTCTGAATCAACTACACTACCATTATACACCCAAGGGTTTTCATATGACATCAGGAATCATCATCTTCCCAGAGATCATCTTCCTGTTCATCACCCCAACCTGGTGTAATCAGTCCACTGCAATATGGACAGTAAGTAGGCATCTTATCATTTTCTGAAAGAATTTCAAACTGTTCACCACAGTCGTCACATTCAAATTCCATTTTCTTATTCCTTCTTGTTAACTAGTTATCCGTGTCATCCTTGGGCACACAGTGTTGTAGCAGATATATCCCATGGATTTACTGAAATCAATGCCGCAGATAATACAGCATCTTTCTGGTACTTTTGGCATAACTGGAGCCACTGGAAGTAGAGGACCATAGAGTTCTCTTGCAGCATCCAAGCCGTCTTGATACCCCTCGCGATAGCCTCGCTTGTAGTCATCGTTATCTCCTATCATAGACTGAACCCCTTGAAAGTATCAGCGGATACATCTTTCTTTACACCACCGACCACATAAGAAGTGATCTCTGTTTCCTGTGGTGCTACTTGCACTTCTGCACCAGAGATCCACTTCTGTGTCCATGGAAGTGGATTGCTACCTCCCTTATAAGGTGATGGCAGCCCCACAGCTGTCATACGCTTATTAGCAATCCATTCTATATATTCGCTCAGAAGAACTTCGTTGAGACCCACCATCGATCCATCTTTGAATAGATAACTCGCCCACTGTTTTTCTTGATTGACTGCGTCAACAAAGAGTTTGATCGCTTCTTCTTTAGTTTCTTCTGAGATCTTAGCAAAGTCTTCGTCTTCTTTAACGAGCGCCTTGAGTAGCTGCTGTGTTCCAGCAAGATGAAGGTTCTCGTCACGAGCGATGAACTTGATGATCTTGGCATTGCCTTCCATCTTTTTGACTTCAGCAAACGCCCACGAGCAAGCAAATGAAACATAGAATCTAACTCCTTCAAGGATATTCACAGACATAAGTGCAAGCCACAAAGCTTTTTTGTGTTTATAATCTACAGTATTTTTTAAACCAACTTCAGTAATATAATTCCACTGGATTAGATCATCATAGTACTTGCTGATGTCCTTGGCACAGTCTACGATTTCTTCGATGTCCGTGATCTGATCGAAAACGAGTGAGGGGTTGGGGTATATGTTTCTGATGATATGCGTATAGGACCTACTGTGGATTGTTTCACTGAAAGTCCACGTAGTGATCCAGGTCTCGAGCTCTGGGAGAGATACAATTGGCCCAAACGCTGCCACTGGTGCTCGCCCTTGTACCGAATCAAGTAATATTTGTCGTTTGAGATTGGAAGTAAAGATGTGTTGTTCATGTGGTGTAAGATCCTTAAAATCTTTTGCATCTTTATAAATGTCAACTTCTTCTGGGCGCCAGAAGAAACCTAATTGCTTATCAGTTAATTTTTCAATCCAATTGTATTTTTGTTTATCATAACGTGCAACGGTAGGAGCATCATCAAAGAATGCTTTGACTGTTGTGTGATCTTTTCTATTGTCCGAATCAAAAACAGAATACATTATTTTTCTCCAACTGATTTCTTATATTCGCGATAGTGATCACCACAAGACATACGATAACCGTTATCAGTTGGATATCCACAACTGATGCTTTTAAAGCAACCGGGCTCATCACAATAACCAAGGCGCTTTTTTGCACCTTCAATATCACCACTTTTTAAGAACTCGGCAACTTCTTCTTTTAAACTAAGATCAAATTCATTACTGATAACCATACCATCAGATAAAAGTGGACCATAAGCTTCTGGACCAAAACCTAATCTACTATAAATGAGACCACGGTAACTACCACCATCACGTGCATGTTCAACAATGTGTTTCATTGCCCATCTAGTAACTGCAAGTTTTAGTTCTGATTCACAATTGGCAGCCATTCTATCGTAGTCTTCATCGATAGCTTTAAATACTTCTTGAAGATCTTCAACTGCTTCCCAAAAGTCTTTCTTTTCTTCCGTCATATTTTACAAGCCTCACAGTCGGCATCATCGATTTTACTTGGTTCAAGTTCTGGTTGCTTGATATCAATTTCACCAGCACCATCATATGTATTAAAATAGTATAACTGTTTACCGCCATACTTATAAAACATCAGGAGGTGACCGATCATCTCTGACATCGGGATCTTTTCATCTTCGTAGAACTTAGGATTATACGAAGTGTTGACACTGATACCCTGATCAATAAACTTTTGCAATACAGCGACGATCTTAAGATAACCTTCCGGCGACTTTTGATCCCAAAGTAAGTCATACTTATTCTTAAGCTTTCTTACTTCTGGAACAACCTGCTTGAGTACACCGTCTTTACTCTGCTTAACTGATACAAGAGAACGAGGTGGCTCGATTCCGTTAGTAGCGTTGCTAATCTGGGCTGAGGTTTCAGATGGCATGAGGGCCATGAGGGTAGAGTTGCGTATTCCGTATTTGGTGATGTTGTCATCCAAGAGCGTCCAATTGCAATTATATTGCGGAACTGCAAGTTCGTCCACTTCTCTCTTGTAAGTATTAATAGGAAATAAACCCATTGCATATTTTGTTTCCTTCCACTTCGGACACGGACCCTTCTCCTTTGCAAGATCAACAGAAGCTTTGATCAGATAATAAGACCACGCTTCAGCGTACTGATGAAGTTTGTTCAATCCATCTGCATCGATATGTTGATAAGATAGATCGTTACGGGCAAGCCAATAAGCGAGATTAATAATGCCGACACCAAGGGGTCGTCGAGCCATCGTAGAGTTCCTTGCTGCCAAGACTGGATAATCTTGATAGTCGAGTAGCTCATCGAGAGCGCGAACAGCAAGAGTGCAAGGACGTTCAAAGTCAGTAACATCTTTAATCTTTCCCCAGTTGATTGCGGCGAGAGTACACAGTGAGATCTCACCATCTTCATCATTAATATCGTTCAAAGGTTTAGTCGGTAGGTCAATCTCACAACACAGATTAGATTGCTTGATAGGTGCGAGTTCTTTAATGAATGCACCGTGATCGTTAGCGTGGTCGACGTTCATAAGGTAGATGCGACCAGTATCTTTACGTTCCTGCATAAACGCTGAGAACAACTCTATTGCAGGGATTGACTTCTTTCTAATTTTTGTCGAGCGCTCATACTTCTCGTAGAGAATTCTGAACTGTTCAGTATCGACAAAGAATGCATCATAGAGATCAGGAGTATCGTGAGGACTAAACAGAGTGATGTTACCACCGGTAAGTAGTCTTTCATACATAACTTTGTTGAATTGTACTCCATAGTCGAGTCCTCTGATACGATTGTCTTCTGTGCCTTTATTGTTCTTTAATACTAGTAGGTCCTCAACTTCAAGGTGCCAGATAGGATAATAAAGAGTTGCTGCACCGCCTCTGACACCTCCCTGTGAGCAAGATTTAACCGCGCTTTGGAAGTGTTTGTAAAAGGGAATGACGCCAGTATGTGTAGTATCGCCATTGCGAATAGCAGAGCCGATAGCACGAATACGACCAGCACCAATGCCAATACCAGCTTTTTGAGAAACATACTTAACAATCGAGGCAGCCGTTGAAGAAATTGAATCAAGGCTGTCATCTGTTTCGATAAGTACACACGAACTGAATTGCTTTTGAGGCGAACGGAGACCAGCCATAATTGGAGTCGGCAGCGATATTTCAAAAGTAGATGTTGCATCGTAAAGTTCCTTGATCCATTTTAATCTATCTTCTTTATAGTTACGGAACAGAACCATTGCAATGAGCATATATGCCATCTGAGGCGTTTCATAAATCTTGCTTGTAACTCTGTTCTTAATTAAGTATTTACCCCTGAATTGCTCCATACCAACATAAGCAATTTGAAAGTCTCGGTCGTGATTAAGTACTCCATTAAGATAATCAAGATCAGTAGCAGAATACCATTCTTCAATATCTTTGTCGTAGTACCCTGCGCTAATAACATTATGAATATGATCGCGCAGATGAGGAATGTTGAAATCACCATAAACTTCCTTTCGAAGATGATAGTTGATGAGACGGCCTGCCACATATTGGTAGCCTGGAACATCATCAGAAATAAGATCTGCGGCTGCCTTAATTAAGGTTTCTTGGATATCAAGAGTTTTGATACCATTATAGAATTGAATGTGGGATTTTATTTCCACCTCAGATTCGGAAACTCCATTAATGCCCTCACAAGCCCAAGCCACCACTCTATGGAACTTATTCAGATCTAGTGGTTCTTTTCTTCCGTCGCGCTTGGTTACCTGGATTTGGGACATATTTTTCTCCTTCTCTGTACTATAAATATATAACAAACTACTCAATAAGTCAACATAGGTGGAAACATAGGTGGAACATGGATATAAATGCGTTTTTCAAATTAATAGCGGATGTAGGTTTTCCTATTGCAGCCGCTTGTGCTATGGGCTATTTTATTTTTCTAACAATTAAGTTTATTCTCGACGGTGTGATGAGCAGTGTCCAAGGCCTCAGTGGTATCATTACTGCGCTCGACAACCGAGTTAAGACGATGAATCATGACGTCATACGAATCGACACTCTCGTTTCCAACGTTATGGGTGTTAAACCTGACACTGACCGTATTGCCAGAGCGGACGGCAAAAACGATGCAAGAAGGGACTGATAATGGGTAATGTAGCTGATCTAATTGCAAAATATGGCTTCCCTATCGTTGCTGCGGCAGGTATGGGTTATATGATTTATTATGTTTGGACTTGGGCGACTACTATAGTCAAACCAGTTCTTAAAGATGCTAACACTGTACTTATAGCACTCATAGATCGTATCCGCATGCTTGACAATGACTTGATTCGTCTTAACCAAAAAGTTAACATAGTACTTATGTTACGCGAAATGGAACGCGATGAGTTATTAACAAAAGCGAGCGAGTTCCGAAAGGCTGAGAAGAGGGCCAAACGCGGCCCAAAGAAGAAGGCCGGCGCTGACGAAGAAAAGTCCAGCTAACCAGTAAATTAGTTCACTTACTTGTAGCTCTGTATATTCCATCCCAGTCTGCTCCCGGTGGGTTGTGCATAAACTCTTGCACTCTTTCCATCATCATCTCGTAGTATTCTCTCATCTCGCCACCAAAAGCGTTTTGTAGAGTCAAATAATACTCATACAATTTTGTCCACTCTTGCGCACGATAAAGCTTTATAAAGTCTTCATGAGTACGAGAATAAGCAACGTTAGTGCTGTTCCTAGGAACAATCGTATAAATGTTAACACCCTCAGTTTTTCCTTTAACAGCAATACAATCTAATTCTAAGCAAAGATATTCATCTTTTACTAGTTCATATGTACGTTGGCCAATAACCATTTTCACATGGTATGGTTTTGATTGTCCTTCAAGGCGTGATGCAAGGTTAACAGTATCACCGAGACAAGTATAATCGAATCTTTGAGAAGATCCCATGTTTCCCACCACAACACTGCCCGTATTAATACCAAGCCCCATACCAAAAGGAGGAACACCTTCCAGCGCAATCTCTTTATTAAATCTATCCAAGTCACCCAACATCTCCAATGCTGTTTTAACTGCGTGTTTTGCATGTTCTGCATCATCTAATGGAGCATTCCAAAATGCCATTTGTGCATCGCCGATATACTTATCTAGTGTACCTTCATTATCAAGAATCTTTGCAGTCATCGCCGTCATGTAACGGTTCATAATTTCAGTAAGACCTTGCACATTAGTGCCATAATGCTCAGATATGCTAGTAAAACCGCGAACATCAGTGAACATGATCGAGAGCTCACGTGTTTCTCCTCCCAACTTTAGTAAATCTGGATTCTCTTGCAATTTTTCTACCATTGCTGGAGATAGGTAAGTACCAAATTGCTTTTTAATCTGTTGCTTTAATCTGAATTCACGAGCAAAATTATTGAATACCAGGTGTCCGAAAACCACAACCCCTGATACCAATATATAACTAGGATCCCATAATTGCATATAATTCGTAAATGCAAAATATGATCCATAACCAATAAGGAAAATAAAAGATGCAAACAGAGGTATGGTCCAAAAGACCGAAGTACGTGGTACTAGAAATAGCAATGTGCTGCACAGTATTAGCAACAACAATCCTTCTAGTAGCCTACTCTCTGGTAACCTACTAATAGAAGTACCATCAATAACAGTCTGGAGAGCATTGGCTTGTATTTCATGAGCCCATTTCTCTCCAGTTGGTGTGGCTATAATACCACCAACACCTTCAATAGTTAATCCAAGAATAACTATTTTACCTTCTATTTTTTCTTTAGTGAGTTCAGTCGCTTCGACACGCTCGAACTTGTTGTTCCAAGTGAGCCAGATACGGCCGTTTTGGTCTGTTTTAATTGGCGGGAATTGTGGGATACGGACGGCTTCGACACCTGCTTCACCGGTCTTGATTTGATAAGAGGGATCGCCAGCAGCTGTGCGTAAGGTTTCCAATACGAGAGAAGGATAAAGTGTATCGCCAATCCTAGCCAACATAGGCAGACGGCGAACCACACCATCGCGCTCAGGAGCGCCGGCAAGAAGCCCCACGCCACTAGCGCTATCTGCCAAACTTGTAAGAGGAGCCACAGCCCCGCGCCAAGTATACAACCATGGATCAGGAGGAGAACCGATAGCAGCAAACCCTCTGCGAGCTGCATCTGCAGGTCTTGACTGAGCTGTTGGTGTTTGTGATATAACCACTGGAACGGAACGAAAAGCATTTTCAAGATCTTTGTCACCGCCAGCACGGTCACGTTCAGAAAAAAGTACAGGTACTGCAATAACACCAGCACCCATGGTACGTAAGTTATCAATAGTCTTGGCAATATCTCTACGATCAAAAGGCCATTGACCAAACTTCTGAACTGATTTCTCACCGAACTCAACAAGTACTACCTCTTCTGACTCTTTTTTATCTAACGATGTAATAAAATAGTCAAAAGTTTTCAGCTGTAAAGTTTCAACAGGACTTGGATTTATGCTGTAGACAGTAATCAAAAATAATGTCGTTACGACTGCTGTCCACGTGCTCGTAAGTATTTTTCCAAAAGTTTCCATAATCAGTACTGATTGATGATGTAAGGACTATTAGGGCAAGTACTACCACAAGTGACAGACAGGCTAAAAGACTGAGGCGTTTGGCCTGATTGGTTGGCGATAACTGAAATAGAGTCTCCGCTAAGAGACAAGTTAATAGAATGGCCAGCACCAGATTGAGTAATAGAAACATTTTGAGTTGCTCCTTGCAAATTCACTGTTGCATTATTAACAGTCTGCGAATAAGCAGCAGTAGTCATAAGAAGTAAAGCTAAAAATGTTCTCATCAGTTACCCTGCTTTATATTAATCGTTGTTGTTCCTCTACTATTTACAATCTGTGAAATAGTAATATTTTCCTGAGTAATATTTACTGTTGCACTATTATTGGTAGATAGTGTTACTTCTGCATATCCATTATTTACTTCGCGATATAATGTTACAAAATCATTTTCAACAAAGTATTTTAAGCCAGTTGCAGCATTGTATTTAGGTAGTAATGCATTATATTCTGCTAATTCATTGCCAAGTAATTGCGAAGTAGCTATATCTAATAGATTATATAAAAAATCGGAATCAAGATAATTTCTATCTAATTTATTATATTCTTTTAGGTAATCTTTACTTAACTCACTATATGCTAATAGATCTTGACCAAGCAAATCTTCATCGAGAAAATTATATGCTTTTGTTACGGTAGTTTCCTGTGTTTGTATTTGACGAGGAGGTGTGACAATAATAAGATTATTGATTTGATCTAAACTTAGATTTAAAATAGCAGATTGAGGTTTTTGTATTCCAGAATTAACAGTAACTGATTCAAATGGTTTTGTTAACCAAATCTTGCCCATAATTGTACTAACAGATATAGATCCAGTAACACAATCACGTTCAATATCTTTCCATCTAGCAGGACAAGAAGGAAGCAATATAATTGTTGATCTTCCTGTTTCATCTACAGATCCTGAAAAGTCTGTTCCTCTAACACCAATAGTTGCCGTAGGTGTTTCAACTACAACTTGTTGAGGATCATTCTTTGCTATTTGGCCGGAAGCATATTTGATTGTTCCTAAAGCCATCTTGATTCCAAGTTTACCAGTTTTCTTGGAATCATCGTAAACAAAGTTATCAATTACAAGCTTGGAATGCTCGGTTATCTGAACCTTCGTATCATCTCTAAAGGTAATACCTGCTTTAGCATTAGCTGTAGTAACAATGTCGTTCATCTCCACTTCGGATTGTACCGCAGAAGGAACAACACTGCCAGCTCTTTTAATTTCAGTAGGACCTGTTTGTTCAGTTACCTTACCAACATCAGCATTACTGATGGTTGGACTTAACAGTAAGAGCGTTACCAGAACCAGTGATTGTAGAAATAACTTTTGAATCAACGCCGCCACCCTGTTTAATATCCACTGTATTTGTAGCACCATAGATATTCACATCTGCTTCATGGCCGTTAGTGCCAGCAACACCAGTCTGTTTAATTGCAACATCGTTGCCACCACCACCAGCAATTAATACAGTGCTTTTTGCACCGGAAACTGCAGTCGAATCATTCTCAATGTTTACTGTATTATTATCAGTATTAATTGTAACTGTTGAAAGTGTTAAACCTTCACCATTTTGTGTTACAGTATTATTATCTCCAGTAATAGTATTTTGGATAGTTGAACCTGAACAAGATCCACCAGCACCACAAGCAATACCTACAGTATTATTATCACCAGTCACTAGCGAGCTTACAGTTACCCCGTCACCAGATACAGTGACATTGGCAACGTTATTGTTACCAATCTGGTCTATCGTTACTGTATTATTTTGTCCGTTAAATGACGCTTTTGCACTCGCATTACCTACAGCATTAGTATTACCAGTTTGTGTTATATTAATAGTAGATCCGTCACCAATCTGTTCAACATATACACTATTACCTGCTGCATTTGCATAATTTACCATAACCAAGAATGACAATAACGCCATCATTCTTGTTAATAGTTTCATTTATTTTCCCTTCTTGAAGCTCCATAATTTTTTCTGAACGCCTTCTTTAACCATTTCTGTAACGGCTGCCTCAATCGCAATTCTTACGGCATATGTTGTAGGTTCATTGATAGATGAACCAGCTTCAAACTCTACTGACTTTGTGCCAGCATCAACAAACTTTAAAACGTTGGTATTCACACCAGTACTATAAATTGTTTTAGTAACACCAGTTGATAAAAGTATTTCTCCGGTATTTATAGATATTAACCTTAGCATAATGGTTACTTCGTCTTTTCGGTATTCTTGGGATGCTCCCACACCAAGAAACCTAGCACCAATACCACCGCTACCAAGATTAGAATCATATCCAACAATTCCGCCATCTATCATAATCCCTGCTACAATAAGAGGAGTAAGAGGCTTTGCCTGATCCTTCTCATATAATTCTCTCTGACTTCTAATCAGCTGACGTTCTTTAACTAAGTTTTCAAGAGCTACACGTTCAACTGGCATAAACCAGATACCTTTACCTGCATCTTGTAATGCCTTAATTAAAAGAACTTCACCACCCTGTGTTACCGCAGAACTGAACGATGCATAGTTTTGTGTCGGTTTTCTTTGACCTGTTAAATCAGCAAACTTATAAACAGCAATAGGAATTCTAGGTCCGTCCGGCGGCGTAAGATTTACTAATTCATTAAAACGCTTTGAAGTCTTAATGGGTTCAGGTGCTTCAGAATATGGTTCAATAGTCTTTTTAGTAGTTACACCTTGACCTGAACAACTTGCAACAAGTATTCCAGCAAATAAAGCAATCCATAATCTCTTTAATTTTCTTACCACGCCAGACTCCCATAAGGAACAACCACTTCTGTAACATTACCAGCAGCGTCAGTTATTCTAAGAGTAATATTTGACCCATCAGATGACCATGCAACATTATTTGTTGCAATATCAAAAGATCCAGATGTATTACCGTTATCTGAAAAAAGCTGTTCTGCTATCTTTTGTGATAAGGTTGCATAAACACGGCTTTCCAAGTTGTTCAAGAACTTAGCTAAGTTGGTGTTTTTAGCATCAGACGCAGCTTTGGCAGCTTCAGCTTTTTGATCATCAATTTGCTTCTGCTTTCTTGTTTGCTCTAAATTCTCAATAGTTAAAACATGAGAAGAATAACCAACACCATTAAAGGATGGGCTCTTAAACCCAAACTGCATCTCACTAGCAAAAGAGGCAGAAGAAATTAGACAGAATACTATAATCATATTCCTCATAACTGTCTCCTGTTTCTTTTATTTATAAGTTAATAAAAATAGTTTTAACTTTTATAATGTCAAATTATTGACAAAAAATATTTTTAAATATCTAGGGCATCTTTGAGACTTGGAAATACACGGGTAATCTCGTACCAAGCGGAAGTAGCTACCTCACGGTGTTCTTTCTGTGTCTCTACACCCATACGTAGCTGACAATAATGAATCCAACTACGGAGCGTTCCGTTCATATACATACGGCTGTTAGTCAAACCTTCAGGAAGAACTGCACGAGCCTGTTCCTTGGCGATACCTCGTTCAATAGCTTGTGTATAGAGCATTTGTGCTTGCTGTTGAGAAACAGTCTGTGCTACACTCCACCATTCTTGAATGTCATCATCGTTGGTTTCAATACTGTTCTGACGATTCTTCGTATCTTGAAGGCGAGCTTCACGAGTAACGAATCCAAGATCAGAAGTAGGATCGGCGTAGCGCTGACTGAACTCCTGAAAGCTGAAAGAGCGATGACGAAGGATCTGACGAGCGATGTCACGAGGTGTATTGATCTCCATAACAATGTTCACCATTTCAAATGGCGACCAATGCTTATGTTTGGCAAGATATCGAAGTAGCTTAGGAGCTGTTTCAGTATTGTTCTGATTCGATGGATTAGAAACACGAGCAACGTAGGCAATGAATTCATCAGCTTCAAGTTTCCTTGGTCCAGCCGTACCAATCTGAAACCCTGATTCATCATAAATTGGATCTTCAGTATCAGAGAAAATAGTCGGTTGTGTTACGGCAATAATTCGTGCATTATTCATACTTTGATTCCACTTCTTTAATTAGACGGCCGCTCATATTATGCAGTGAGCAAACATATTCCGCAAACTGTAAATCATGTCCAAACATGAACAAAATGTTACCAGTATTTTTATCATAAACTTCAATTTGGCCATTATCTGGGTAGTGATAAGCCCAAACAGTTTTAGAATTCTTTGTTATATCTTTAAATGTTTTCAGATGACGAATATTATAGAATAGATCATTATCCATCTTTTCCAAAATCATAGTTTGCTCCATTTTGTAAGCGCCATTTTAGCGGCCAAGTCACGGTATGTATTTGTATCAATGATATGTTTAATGAAGTCACCAGATAGACCGGCCAAAACCATATCATTCACATCTTTATGCTCAAGATTCTCGGGCCAGATACATATATTATAACCATTCATGATTGCTTTGTCAAGTTTTTTTATAGTTTCCTTACTTCTTGGCTCGTTGTCATATACGATGACCATATTTTCTTTAGAAAAACTTCCAATTGCAGAAACCAGATCACCACCCGCAGTTGCAATCGAATTAGGAACAAACATAGAGTCGATTGGTCCTTCGAATACGTATACTTTTCTATTAAAGTTAACTGTATCCAGGCCGTAAACTTTTGGAACTGATTCATCAAGTACAATGGTGATGTACTTAACAGCCGATGGACCAATTGAACGACCTTGGTATGCATGAACATTTTTATCAGCATCAATAAACGGGATAAGAAGGCGTGACTCGTCTCTATACAAACTGTTACTATCAAACTTACCAGGAATGAGATTGTTAGTAAATTGCTTAAAATTAGGACAATTAAAAAGTTTGGCGTGATAGGGAGTAGGAATACGTCGTTCATCCACAAACTTCTTTGTTTTATGATCAGGAGATAATTGAGAAACTTTCTTAAGTCCTTTTAGTGGACCGTCCTTGAGGAACTTAGGTTTCTTCATTTTTTCAACAAATGACTCAAAATCAACCTGTTGCTCGGTCTTATTTTCTTTAAGAACATCGAGCATCATTTCATTGTACATGATTTGATCTATGGTTTTAATGAGATTTGGTACTGCCATAGTAACACCACAGTTATGGCAGTGAAAGAGCATTTTACCCTTCTTTTCATAGATATAACCACGAGCCTTTTTTAAGTCAGACTGTGAGTCACCACATACAGGGCAAGAGAAATTATAGAGACCAGATGACTTCCTTTTGAAGTTCCTGAGTCTTGGAGAGATCATACCAATATATTTGTGTTCCAACCAGTTCATAGTTTTCCTTTCCATGGACCTCAGTATTATTATACCAGGTTGGAATAGAAAGTAAACCTTTTATTTGAAAATACCGGTAAGATGTGCGATATTTGTAAAAAGCCAAGTGATAACCATACCACCGCCAACGGCCATCCAGATGAATTTTTCTAATTGATTGATTTTGTTATTCAATTTAGTATGGGCTTCTTGTGATTCAGCTCTCATTTTGGAAAGTTCTTGTAGAATATTATTATCTTGATCTCTCATGGTGTCATAAACATCTTTCAGCTTTATATCTAACTCTTCTCTACGTTTTTCTACTACCACTTGAATATTCTCTGTAGTTTTTTCTTGACGATCAATTCTTTGATCATGAACAGCAAGCATTGATTTCAGTTCAGCTGAAATCGTGGTAAGCTTTTCGATAGCTGTTTCTATACGATCACTTTGTTCCACGAATATCTTCCAGTGTTTTACGAGTTACTATAGAACGTAAGTTCTTTTTCTTTTTCTGATTAAGAAGAGGATCAAATGTATCAACACCGCCAGTACCAGCAGTTGAACTTGATCCACCCATAGCATTTGCTGGAACTGCTGAAACTACTCCGTCTTCTTTTAAGTTATCCATTTTTAATCTCTCGTAAAACTTTTACTATATTTTCATCCATGGGAATCATATCAGTATCAACAGAATTTTCATCGCGAACATCAAAGATTCTTTCAGGTAATATGTTTAATAATATTAAGAAAGGTTTAATATAATGAAATTGATTTTTCATTTTCAGATAAAGTATCTTACACGTATGTTCCGCTCCAAAAACATTACAGAGAATGGTAAGATGATTGAGAATTAATCTCTCTTTCAAATCACCATTCTCTATATAACGAGTAAGTAACTTCTTTATGTATTTAATTCTTTTTAAATCCTCAATGAACTCTTCAGTAGAATGACATTGAGGATTATCATAATGTTTAGCACAATATATTAAAAAGTTCTCATCAGTCAATTTTTCAATCATTATCTTTTTTCATTAAATTAATCAGTACCAATAGTTATTTTCAAACTCTGAAATCATTAGTTCCATCTTATACATGATACGAACTTTGAGTTTACGGCTGTCGCCCCAACCAGTCCAGTCACTATAGAAGTATATACCGTCTTCATCAAAGTTAGTGAATGGATAAATGGAGCCATAATTATCGCCATTCCAAGTATCCCAAAAGTTATTAGTATCAAAAGCAAGCACTGGGAACGTAGCACTATCCCATTCTTTGGTTGCTTGATCGTATAAGCCTACATGTGTTTTTATAGTGCCACCCTGTACGCCATTGCCTACAAAGTTATAATACTGTCGAGGTAGATCAGCTGTCCAATCAAACCACTTTTTGCCATAGAAGTAATTGCTTTGTTGTTCAGGCTGATAGATATACAATCCGATGTTTGTAGCTTTATAGAAATGAATCTCTACAGTATCTGTTGGGTTGATTGTATAACTAGTTGAAAGCTGAATTACAAACATACCTTCATTTGAAATATAATTTTCGTTGTAGAAATCATATGGGTTACCGGTGTCACCATTGATGATTACATAACCCGAACGATATGAATTGCCTGTATATTTGTTGTTTGATGCATAAATGCAATCTGTAAATTCAGGATAACGCTTGCTATCAAACTCAATGTAATTGTTATTACCGTCTGAATTTCTAGCATGTGTAACTGTTATAGTCTGAAGTGTTGGTGTTGTAATATCAACAGGTGCACCATCAAAAGTGATAGTATATAAGTTACCTGTATTTGCTACAGAAACAATTTTTCTATCAATATCTAATTTACCATTACCGTTTGAATAGAATGTAATTCCACAATTGGCGGTGTGTGTTTTTAATGCTGTAATACTTTCGTCACTGAGATAGTTGAAAGTATCAAAGTCAATGACTACTTGATTAGTATTGGCTGTTGTTTGATCTGGCCAGAAAGTATCATACTCTTCCCAAGCGCCATAGAAATCTTTAGTGCCTTTCGTGTAGTACTGAAGTGTTAGTTCTTCGCCTTCAACAAGAGTGATATCACCATACCAACTAATTGTATATTCGTTAGCACCAAGGCTACCGTTTGGTACAAAACCAGTGCCTTCAATACGATAAACACCATAATCATTATTTCTTAAATCATTGAGATAAACACGAATTGCTGAACGATAATCATACGCGTCGCGTAGAGCAGTAAGATCTTGACCTGCTAAATTAACTGTAATCTGAGATGTTGTACCAGCTAATCCT